AGTATCAGGTCCTACATTAACTTTAGCAGGTAATGGAGCAAATAACACAGGTAATTTGTTAGTTACTGATTGTTTTAATCCAATTACTGGTACAGCAGGCCCTGTAATAATTAAAATAAGCAATAGTAGTAATAGTGCTGTTGCTACTGTTCAATGGGGAGATGGCACAGTTCCGACCTATGCATACAGTAATGTGTCCGGCACAGCCAGTGGAAGTGGAGCAAATGCTAAGTTTAACTTTACAGTAACTAATGCAGGTTATAGTGCTACAATCGCTAACGCAGGTGTTGGTTATATTCCTACTGAAACAATTACTGTTCTTGGTACAAGTTTAGGTGGGGCAACTCCTACTAATGATGCTACTGTTACAGTTAGTACAGCCAATGTATTAAATGCAGTTAACACATTAGATAATGCAAGTTTGGTTCCTGGTACTGGTTATAGTGATGCTACAGGTGTTGCTACTACAGCAAGTGGTAGTGGCACAGGCTTGACCGTAGATATTACTCAGACAGGTGGTGCGATTGACACAGTTGTTGCAAATGCCAAAGGTCAAAGTTACACTATTGGTGAAACTATTACTATTACAGGTGGCAATGGTGATGCAACTATTGATGTATTAACAGTAACTCCTGGTGGAGAAATACTTACAATTGCAGTAACAGGAACAAGAGTATGGCCGCAACCTGCTCCAGAAGCAACAACTTATGTATTACCAAATAGTACAGATTTTGTAAAAATTAATGGACAGTTAGCAGTTGACAGTTTCTTTATTGGTAACTGTGCTAGTGGCAACATGTACATTACTCCAGTTCAAATCGTAGGATAAAATTATGAAATCAAACACTAAAATGACATTTAATAGTGGTCGTGGACCACAAACAGGTAACGCTGGAAATAAAGAAAAGCGTGATACCTTTATGAGCGAAAAAGACGAGCGTAGTAGCGAAAAGGCACAACTTGCTAACATGATTACAGATGCATTAGAGATGCGTGGTCGTGGTAATCGTCCTACTATCAAGCCTTCATTAGAGAATGTTAAAGCAGACACTAATGTAGGTCGCGGACCAACAAAAGGTAACGCAGGCAAACGCAATAGCACTATGGGTAAAAAAGGTGCTAATGGCGCAACTTCTGGCTATTGATATTACAAGGGTATAAATACCCTTGTAATATTTTTTATTGAAAGGAAAAGTTATGAATAGAAAAAATACAAAGTTAGATCCAAGTCCATGGGACAACGATATTGTTGTAGAAAACGCAGTTGAACCCATTCCTGATTTAGTAGAAGAAGTCAAAAAGTCTAAATCAAAATCTAAGAAACAAGAAACAGAAACTCAAGCATTAACGCACCCTGAATTTGATATTGAGGGCTTAATGACTGACTTTCCTACGGCTACAGAACTTGAGCGTTTTGTATATGACCAAACAGGCATCGTATTGAACTTGAAGGGTCGTGCAAACAAACTCAAATATCAAGTTGCTATGGATGTATTGAATGGCGTACAAGTTGATGGTAAATTTGTAGGTGAAGATAATCCATATATTGATAGAACAGAATTAGTTCCTGTTGATCCAATCAAAGAAGTACCTGAGCGCAGTAAACTATTACCACCTAGAGATGATGTGCAGAATGTATTCTATGTACCTACATTTCCACATCCTGATGAGGAAGCAAGAGCAAAAGACATGAAGTGTCATATGTTGTTTAGAAAATACAAAAATGGTATGATTAGTTATGAGATTCTTGGTCCATTGAATCAACGACCTGTTGGTGAAAAGATTGACAAGTTTGGACGCACTCGTCCAGAAGTCATCAAATGGTTTGATCCAAGAAGTGGTGAGCAAGTTGTACAGCGTGAAGATGGAAGTTTAACTCCTGTCGGTAAACGACTTCGTGCTACTATGCAAACATATCGTGTTAACAAATCAAATCAGTGGGATGTATGGGTAGACCGTGAATTCGTCACATTGAATGAAACTGTAGCACATAATCCATGGGACTTGACAAAATGAACGACAGAGACCAAGAAATTAAAAGGGCTACTGAAGCCGCACGATATAACGACACACTAATCTTGCAAAAGATTAATGCTAGCCATCGTATTGCTTTTAGCGAAAAGTTTCCTGGTCAAGTTGAACACATATTACGCTTACTAACCGAACGATTACAGAACGGATTAGATAAGCGTGATAATGTAGTGTTAGATGATGTTAGCACATGGAAACTAACGCCTAATGAATTATATGAACTAAGTGACGCAGTTTATAAAATCTATCTTATAAGAGAAGGTCTTAAAACAGATGTTATCCCCAGACATATTAATGAATAGGGCTTTACGATATGTTGTTGACAATAACCAACTAACTATTGACGCATTAAAGACTATACCGGGTCCATTAAAAAGTCAACTGCAAGATTTGGCAATAAACATTGCCGATGACATGCGTTATAATCAACTGAAATACTTTCGTCCCTTTGAACATCAACATAGATTCTTTGAAACAGGAACTTCAGAGCGCAGAGGCATACTTGCGGCTAACCGAATCGGAAAGACCGTTAGTACATGTTTTGAGACGGCCTATCATCTCACAGGATTGTATCCTGATTGGTGGAAAGGCCATCGTTTTGAAGGCGCAATCACAGCAATGGTCGCAGGTGAAGGATGGAGCCAAGTAGCATTAGTATTGCAAAATGAATTGTTAGGCACGCAAGATGTTAAACTTACAGAAAATCTTGGCACCGGTGCTATACCCCGTGATTGTATTATTATTGATACTATGCGTAATGATGGTGCTAACTGTATCGGTGTTGAAATCAAGCACAAGTCAGGTGGTAAGAGTTATCTATTATTTGCTAACTATACTCAAGAAGTCAGACAACTCCAAGGTTTCAAACTTAATTTGGCGGTGTTTGACGAGCAGCCACCGGATGACTTTTTCTCTGAAATCGTTACCCGTACAGCGACTACTCAGGGTAAAGTTCTTTGCTCGTTCACGCCTTTAAAAGGACTGAATGGTCTTGTAAGTAAGTTTTGGAATCGTGAAACTGGATATGAATATATTCGTGTGAGTTGGGATGATGTTCCTGAATATGATCCGTGGGGCATGCCATTTCTATTGAGTGAAACACGCAAACAGTTAGAGCGTGATTATTTACCACATGAGCGTGAGGCTCGTATCGCAGGTAAACCTGTGATGGGTAAGGGCGCTGTGTTTCAGATAAAGAACTGGCCTACATATAAGACTGGTGACTTTGACTTTGCGAACATGAATAGTATACATCGTGTGATTAGCCTAGACTTAGGTCTAGTAAATGATAAAACAGTTATCAGTTTGATATATTGGGAACCATATGAAAGAACAGCATATCTTCACAGGCAAATCGTGGTACAAGGTATTGAAGAGGCTGTGCCAACACAATACATCAACCATTTGCTCAGACCTGAAGTTTTCGGGACGCCAATCGTACTCCCGGCAGATGCAAATACAAGTGGACGCTATACAATGTCGGCTAGTAGTATCCGTGAATTATTTGAACAATACGAATTAAATGTTTACGAAAAGCCTATAATGAATCCGCCTGACAGTCAAGGTCGTGTGACAAATCACAAGAGTTATGGTATCAACCAAATGCGTCAGATGTTAGAAGTGGGTACATTGATGATTAACGAAAACTGTACACAATTCTTAAGTGAAGCACAAAATTACTATGTTGATCCACAGGGTCGTTTTAGTGATCCAGACGATTGTATTGATAGTTGTCGTTATGGAATACTTGCTTGTTTGCAAGATATCGCTGAACCTTGGGACAATCGCAGTAGTCGTCAACGAATGATGGCACAAAGAGATAGATATATCAAACCTGACGAAAGTAATAAACCTGCATGGAAGAAAACATATGCAACAAACTGAAGAAAATACAAGTGAAGAAGTTGTAGATAAACTATATTTGACTACTATAGGTGGTCATAGTCCTGCTATTATGTGTGAAAATCACGCATTACATTTTGAAGCAATGATGT